TTTGACCCAGCGGCAGGTGCGGCCTTGATGGCCTTTCCGTTTGCATCTGAAGTCAGCGGATCGCCGAATGCGACAGTGTCGCCAAATTCGATGGTCTGAACGCCATCAAGTGCCACATCAATACGCTTGTCTGCGGCATCGACCCGGCCAACGCCTGTGCAGCCAATGATCGGGTCAGTGGCAGCAGATGCCTGAGAAACAACGCCGTCGGTAGCGGTCGCCGTTACGATGCGGTAGGGCAGCATGGCCGCCGCACTGGTGAAGTTTTTGAGGGTTCCGATGCTCATTTGCCTGCTTCCTTCTGGATGTGGCGAACAGCCTCGCTATGTGAAACGGTGATACCTTTAGCAGACTGCGCCGTGCGGTATTCCTGGGCCGCGATTGAAAGTGCATTCGGATCAGCGAAATCGACGGGGGTGTCGTTTTCCTTGTTGGAGGCAGAATGCTCAGAAAAATCGATGACCTTGGGCGCGGCATTGAGAATACCTTTCAGCATCTCGACCGGGGACGCAGCCTCGGCTTCGCCAAAGCTGATTTCATTCTTGCTGCCCTGGACGGTCAGATGGGCAAACAGGGACACAACCTTGTCCCTGTTTGCAGGTGCCAGCTTGCCGCCCTTGATCAGGCCATCGGCGAAGTCAACAGCTTCGCCTTGGGCCTGCTTTTCGGCAAAAGCGGCCTCGCGCTTGGCGATTTCCGCTTCACGCTGTTTGAGTTCTTCGTCTGTCACCTTGTTCTCCTTTTGAGGTGTGGACGCAGGGGAAGGCTCCGGCACCTCGGAAAAGGCCGGTGCGGTTGTGGTTTCGGGTTCCGGTTCGGGTTGCGCGGCCTGTTCGACCATCCAGTCCATATCCCAGCTCGGTAGGGCCTTGTCGGCCTCTTCCTGCCCAAATTTCTCGATCAGGAGATCGCGAAGGCCGCGAAACATGCGTAGGATTGAACGGGGTTCGATGTCGCCGAATTCAAGGGTGATGATCCCGTCATCATCGACACCATCGGCAAATTCGATAGGCTTCAACCCTTTGACTGCCGGGGCCTGCGCACCAAGGAACCCGACATGACGCAGGTAATAGTGGCCCGGCTTCGGGTTGTTTGGCTGGTTGGGTTGATAGAAAGAGGCGGAGATTTTCTTGAACGCGCCGCTTTTTACCAACTCCTCGAACTCTGCATTGACCTGATGGGGAACGGCAATCAACTCGCCATCGGCATATTCAAGCCCCTTTACCCAACCATAGGCCGGGGCGTCGGTTTTGGGGTGTCCGACAACAAGCGGGCTTTCGTGCAGGTCTGGGTCATAGGCGGTTGCACTGGCGGCAAGATCAGCATCCGCAAATGAGATCGTCTGACCGTTCATGGCCGTGTGGGTGCCGGTTTTGAAAAGTGGAATACGCTTCACGTCGCTCTCCGTTCATTGACGAAGGGCATCATGAAGGCTTGAAGATGGGGAAATTAGCTGAAAACTTCAGGGAAACAGCGGTTTTCTGCGCTATGACGTGAAGCAGCGTGAATTATTTCAGGGGGGGCGTCAAGAGAGATACGGGTAGATCAGGCTGCGGGATGTTGTCTTGTCGGCGTTCTAACGGGGGTCTAACGGCAATTGATGCATTGCCGACGTAGAACGTAGACCAGAACCCGCAGAAGATGCCACAGCGTCGAAATTTCGGGTTTCTGCCTCCTGCCCCTTGAAAAACGAGGTGACCCCTATACATAGGATCATGTGAAATCAACCAAATGGAGTGTCGTTAAATGAAATTTCCACTGAAAAATGGCCGTGAGGTCGAAATAGTCCGCCCTTACAGTTTTATCTCCTTTGGCCAGGAAGAGATAGTGAGCCTAGGTGAGTTCGAGTGTGCAGATGGAACCACGGTCGCAATTGCAGAAATCGATGGCGATAAATTAACGGGTGAACATGCGCGATGGTTTATGAAACCCAGTAAAGATTTCAATGAAACTGTTTCCAAAGCTTACCTAGCCACTCAAAATCACAAAAAACTCGAACGGGATTGACACACTACTGTTTCCCATTTTCAGTGGAATGCTTTTCTTCTATACTGACATAAGCGGTTGCCGCAAATTCTGGTGAAATTCGCTGGCCCAGAGTGCTTGCCGATCCGGCCAGTACAGCAATGCCCATGTAGCGTAAGGGGCGGCAACCGTTTTTCCTTCTATAGCTCCCCATCCAATAGCTTGTATCGTTTGACCTTGAGGTTTCCGGGTTGAACAAGGCTTGCCGTTCTGGCCGTGTTGGTCTGGACATCGATGCGCTTGCCGGAAGCGTCTCGCATCTTGGTTTTGAAGTCGATCCGCACGACCAGCTTGGCCAGCTTCTCGTCAGCCACGTCAAACACATAAAGCAAGGTTGGTTCCTGCGTGTCGAACAACACTGCCCTGGCATTGGCCAGTTCGGTTGGCAGATTGCGGACAAAGGATTCCGGCAACGCCTGGTTGCGGGCCTTCTTGGCATCGCGCAGCAAATGCAAGATTTCCCGGTCGCCAATCGTGATTGCCGCATTTTGCGGGTAACTGTCAAAATCTGAAAGCCGTTCGACGGTGCGTGGACTAAACGCCCCGATCACCCGGCGTTCCCCGCGTGCCTTTCCCGACGCAATCACATCGTCAAAAAACAGGCCATAGCTGTTCTGGATTTCAGCGATAACATCCGGGTCAGACTTCAATGCCAGGGCAGCAATATCGGGCGGTGCGGTTCGCAGTTTGTCTGCAAATATCCGGCCCGCTTCCGCACGGGTTGCCGATTTGCCGACATTGTGCCCCCATCCCGGATCAACCCCGGTGGGCACGGTTTCAATTTCGCCGGTGCGGGTGTTGTACCATTCGCGGGTTTCAATATCGGGATCGGGTGAAACCTCGTATCCCAGACGTTTGAGCTGTCGCTCGGTCAAAATCTGGATGGAGCAACGGCACCCCCAGCCATTGGGGGGATAATGTGTGTCCCAGAATGGATGATCGATGGGCAGAACCGTGCCATGCCAATTGAGGTGACTGGGGCGTGTGCGGTCATCCTTGACGGCCACATAGCGAAGATAGACCTTCTGCCCGCTTTGGTCCTGGACACGGCGGGCGGTGTCTTTGGCGCGTTTCCATTTTCCCGCCGCATAGGAGGCCCGGAGGTTGACGTCAAAGATCGTGCGCAGGCGGTGGGGCGATCCCAACTGTATCAGACGATCCTCGCCTGTCAGGGGATCGGCCATGATCTGTCTGCCCCACCATCCCTTGGCTTGCAGCTTGGGTGTCAGGTCTTTGCGGAACTGATCAAGCGTTGTGCCATTCCGCAAAGCATCATCGACAGCCCCGCGAATGTCGGTCAGGACATCAAGGCGCATTGCCTTGGCCACGGTGAAGGTGCGAGCGTGTTCGTCGCTATCCACATCCCGCCAGTCGAACGAGATTTCAAGGCCCTTGCGTTCAAACGATTTTATCGCGGCGTCGGGGGCGACGGCTTCGAACTCAATTACCGTCATCGATCTCTGCCCCGGCGCGGGTGGCTACTTCGATCGCGAAGCTGAGTTTCTGTAATTTGTCCGTGACTTGCGAAACGTCCATGTCCGCATAGAGTTCGGGCAATTTGTTCTGGATTTCCTCGAATGAGGCCGCACCTTCCATCATATCGATGATGGGTTGCAACAAAGGGTCCATCATCGGTTGCCAATCGGCCAATTCGTTCTCGATGGCGCGATCAATGGCGTCGCTGTCTGCTTCGGCAAAGGACGGGTTGTCGTCGGCGGAGCTGGAAGTGGTCGGAGACTGGTTGCGCTTGGTCCATTTCCCGCCATATGTACTGTTGATGTATTCAGGATCAGGCTCAAAGCCCATTTCATAGATGGCTTTATCGCGGTTGACACGGTTATCAAGGTCTTCATCGTCATCAAGCACGCGCCAGACCTTTGGCGGCTTTGCACCGGGGAAGTTCCATTCGGTCAGCCATTTGACCGGCCCGTCATTGAATGTCCCGCACAGCAAGTCGGTATCAGCCTTGATGATTTCGTCGCGCACATCCTTATGCACGTTTGCGGTGCCGCGCCACGATCCGCTATCCGTCGTCGATGTTTGCCCGACAATCACCTTGGCGATCATCGCGTCAAGGTATTTGACGAATTCCTTGTGATCGCCGCCAGAGGTGCGAACTGCTTCAAGCAAATCCACTTCCTGTCCATCCGGTACCGTAATTGCAGCCTGACCGTGAATGGACATCAGCAAGGTCAGCAGTTTGGCAACATCGTCCTCAGAAGCCCCGGCATGATGCTTCCCAACAGCGGTAGGCATCCCGAATTTCTCAAGCGCCACGGCCCAGAACTTCATGCCATTGCGTTTGAGGTAGACCGGCCAATACAGGAAATGCGCAAGGCCAAGCCCGTAAGGATCATCGTCATTGTCGGTTTCCACCGTCGAGACCCAGAACTTTCTATCCGGCATGATCGTGCCTTTGGGCGCGGTCTTTGTGATCAGGCGCAGACGTCCGGCCCCGTCAAACCGGAAACGGTCAAATTTGCGCACCCGGATGGCATCGATGACAACCTGGGCCCCGTCAAACGCCCAAAGCATTTCGGCAACCGTGTAGCCATAAAACTGGGCATAGGCCATCTTGCGACAGGCGGCGTCGAAATTGATGCCTTCGAGTTGTTCTTTGATGAACTTGGCCGCTTTCTTGTCCTGGGCTGATGGCCCGCCCGGATCGACGATGATTTCCTTGGCCACCATCGCGTC